CTCTTTAAATGTCTTCATCAGTTTCCCCTTCGGTTTCTGTTTGTTCTATCTCTTCTGGTGCAGCTTCAAGTCCCATCTTCTGAAGTTCTGGGTCATTAAATATCGCATTTGATATATCTTCTTTCCTAGCAGATACTAATTCATCCGCCCTTGTACCCATAGCTTTTGCAAACTCATCATTTGCTCCAGTATAATCACCGTCTGCCCACTTATCCATCATGTTTCTGACAGCATCTTGTGGTGTTACTTCATCAGCAATTTCTACTTCTACATTATCTGTTTCACTCATCTTTATCTCCATTAGTTATTTCATTACCAGCTTCTGCTTCTTGGGCAGCTGCAATTTGTCCTTCTATCATATTTATCTCTTCGTCAGAGAATCGCATGATATTTTTCTGCACATATTCCTTACTAAACAATTGTCCCATAAATGGAACTATACCATTTAATATTTCTAACCTACTTCTAAGAACCTCTTGGTCTTTAGACTCAGTATAGTAAGCATCACTTGCAAACATATACTGTAGGTCATTCTTAATATCTGGCCATTCTTCCTCGTTAATGACCCCTTTTAAAACCAGTTGAGTTTTTAGTAGGTCATCAAATATCCCACTAAACCTATTTCTCAACTTTGAAACAAACTTAGTAAATTTAAGTTCATCTCTAGTAATCTCGGCAGACCTACCAAAGTTTAATCCTGTCTGCTGTTCCAATCTTGAAACAGGGACATTGAGAGATTGGTATAGTTTCTTTTGGAAGTAAACTACATCTTCAATCTCACCTAAGTTAGCACCGCCTGGCAATGTTTGAATCTCTGTTCCTCTGCCACCTTCTTTCCTTGGTAACCAGAAGTCTTCAAGCATTGACATAAATTTCTTGTCATCCCTTATTTCACCAGTGTCACTATCGTAAACAAGTTTGTTTCTATAGCGACTCATAACATCTTTTAGATATTGTTCCGCCTTTCCTGTTGGCAGATTTCCAACATCTATATAAAAAATTCTTCTTTCGGGAGCACGAGTGATACGATAAATCACCACCGCGTTCTCCATCATTCTCAATTGGTTAGCAGGGCGTATCGCTTTATGTAGATAAGATAGTGGTATATTTCTATCTTGGTCAACTAATCCAGATGTACAATATGTAACTGCGTCTTTGCTAACCTTGATTGCCTTATCATTAACTACATCTGTCCTATAAGACAATTGATTGTTAGTTGCAATCCCTTTTTCATCAAATACAAAATATTCTTGTACATCTTTTACGAGAGTGATATTATTTTTCTTATCCTTCTCTTTCTTGATTTCTCTGACCTTTCGGATTTTCCTTGGGTCAACATAACGAACATCCTTTATACCTTCTTTTTGTTTTTCAGTATCGATGACCTTGTGGAAAAATATTCTTCCATCAATGTACCATCGTCTAAAATAATCTTGAGCCCGAACATTAAAATCTAACATTCTCAAGACCCCATCGAACTCTTGAACGATTGCCTTTTTAACTGTGGCAGACTGATTAACTCTGTCAAGATTTAACTTAACTGGTTTCTCATCGTCCAAATTTGCGATGGCATCGTTGACAACATCCTCAATGGCTGCGTCAACATCGCCCATCTGAGATATATCTCTATACCTCTTAATAAGCATGGTCTCACTATTAGCAGTTCCTTCTATATCAAAGTAAGTGCCGTAGTACCCACCAGCTTTTATACTTTCTAGAGACCCATCGTCATGAGGCGGAACGAATGATTTTTCCGACTTAGACTTGGATCTAGAAATTTCAAATCCAAATAATTCCATAATTTATACCTTCTTCAAAAGTAGATTACTCTACATCATAATGCGTGTATTGCCATGTCACAGTAAATTCTTCAAAGATGTCATTCTGTGCATAGTTCAACGCAATTTCTGACATCTGAATAGGAAACGCATTTCTTAATTTGTATGTACCATTAGGTAATACTGTGTCATTCCTATCTAAATGTTCTACAACAATATCACTTTGGTAACTCGATGGTTCCAAAGTAATTGCTTCGTTGGTTTCGCGGTCATTCATACCGTTCATCCAAGCTTCAAATGGTGCTCGTAGACTAAAATCAGAGTCATTAACTACTGTAATAGTCCAAGGGTCGAATATCCTTTCGCCTGCAAGTTTGATTTCCCTACCTCTATATTGAATAATAGCAGGGTTAACATTGGAAGCGGGAAGGGCGGCCCCAGTTACGAGCAAACTGTACGATGGGTCAACACCAGTTACATAGGATGGGAAGGCAAGCTTAACCCTAAATTGATTGGGTCTCGCACCTCCAGCACCTAGTCTGGCTTTAAACTCTTCAATATTCATCTGTTTTTTCTCCTAACTTTTTTTTTATTTATCTCTATTAACCGCCAAGTTCTTCAAAAGAAATTCCGCTTCTTGTAGCAACAAATGTCAGCGTGATGAAGTTAATAGACTTGGCAGGTTTGACAAAGATGTCAGCCTTAAATTCATTTGAGTCTATAACTTGCGCCGTGTTATTTGTTTCGTCACAAACTACGCGGAAATCAAAGATACCCCTTCGTCCTTGAACATCTCGTAAGAAAGGTTCTACTAGAGCAACAAATTGTGCCCTTGTAAACGCATCATTGAACTCGAATAATTGGAATTTAGCAGCAGTTGCAATTGCCTTCTCTAGGACAATAAACAATCTACGGACATTAATTCTGTTAAATGCACTTGGTGAATCCAACATTGTCTTGTCTCCAAACAATACAATACCAGAGCCAGGCGTTGAAATTACAGGGTTAACACCTTTACTATAAAGTGTATCCCTCTGTGCCTTATTAGGTGACCATGCGAGTTTGATTGCATTTTTAATCTGTCCCCTATTAAGACCGCCAGGCGAGAACCAAGGGTCACTAGATTTATCTGTAACAACACAAGTACCAGCGACATCTCCGTTCAAAGGAACATAAGCATATCTGTCATTGTACTTGTCATACATGTATTTCCAACCAGAATCATATACTGCATAAGATGAGCGAGTATACGCATTGAGGTCAGAGGTTGAAATGATTGATGTTGATTCTGAACCTTCGTTGTTTACTACAGCACTTCTCTGTGGAGAGCAGAATACCATAGCATCTTTACGAATCTCAGCAACATTATCGATAACATAATCTCCTACAGCGGTTGCGTGTGCGGAAGTAAGAATTAAACTTACATCTACTAGTTCGTCATTTGCGAACAGTAAATATCCAGCCTGCAAGTCAGCAGTAGCAGGAGCAGTACTTACACCACTAGTTAGTGATGTTGAAACATCTGAGTCAGATGAACCTACCAATACAGCGTAGGTTGTTCCTCCAGCAGATGATGTTCCCCAGTTAGAACCATTTGTAGGATGATCCATCCAGTATATCCATTCTGAACGGTCATTGATTACATTCTTATAATAATTTGTTTGGTTTAGGTCATCTTTTGCTTCAGATGCCTTGGAAAGTCCAGCAAATTTTTCTAGGACTGTTCCAGCAGTACCAGTAATTTCACCTGTTTCGTCAATGACGATAACATGAACCATGTCACGAGTAGAACCATTGTTCTTTGCCCATGTAGTTGTGGTTGGTGTGAAATCAAATTGGTTTTTGTATGTCCACGCGGTTTGCAATGCAGATGTAGCAGTTGCAGATGAACCATCACCACTAATAGTCACAGCAGGAGCGGATGAATATCCATAGCCTGGGTTTGTGATTGTGATTGATGCTACATTGTTACCCGATAAAGCTACTGTTCCAGTAGCAGTAATACCACCTTGAGCGGGGGTAATACCAGTTGGGTCAGCAAATGTTACTGTTGCACTTGAGTATCCAGAACCAGCAGCGGTTATTGTTGTAGCACCGACTGATAATCCAGATGCAGAAGCAATGTCAGCAATTTCTACTTTAAGAGCATTACCTCTAGTGCCGGGATATTTTGCAGCCCAAGGCCCAACTGAACCTTCTCCAGCGGAGTATGATTCGTTATATTGCTCTCTGTTTTTAATTTGGACAGCAGTTCCAGTTGATACTGCGTTTCTAGCAGCAGCTCCAACTTCTCTCACGGTCAATAATTGTGAACCGTAAGCCAAGAAACTTGATGCCACCATGTGATCATAATATGTACTTAATGTGGGTTTGCCAAACCTTTCTACAAGATTATTCTCAGATGAGATTGCAATAATCTCGTGAGCAGGGCCCCATTGGAAATCTCCCACGATTCCACCAATAGTGGTGGCAACAGCGGGGACAACATTAGTGAGGTCTTTTTCTTGTACTAAGACGCCAGGCGATAATTGGAAAGCCATTTTGTTCTCCTTCGTATTTCGTTTTTAATCTATCTTGACTAAATAGTTATTCCTTGCAATTATTTATAAAAATTTTTCTTTCTCATCTGCCCACAACCAATAATCACCATCCATTACTTCTGCCTCTGGTTCATGTCCATCTACAACAAGACCGAATGGTGTTAAATCATTCTCTATCATTCTCATTTGCGAATTGTAAAGATTGTCACGAATATCTACATTAGTCAAATCCTTAAAAAATGTATTAGTTGATAACCAAGCAAATAGTACCATACACATGGCGAGGTCATCGTGGTATCCTTCATCAGCAGCAAATGTACCACTCCTTTCAACAAAAGTTGACAGTTCACTTATACATTCAGCATCAAATAATAAGAACTTCTGTTCTTCAATCAAACTTTTTAGTGCCAAACAACCCTGTCTCTTTACTGCTTTTGATGTTCTGACACCTAGAGTACTTTGTTTTCCGAAGCCAGGCGAAACATATTGTTTAGTTTTTTCCTGTACTGTACTAAAAATATTTTCATACTCTAGTTCTTGGTGAAGTATATCAACTACCTGTTGACCTATATCATTCGTTTCAAGTAACACATACGCATCGTTATAATCTTTTGCGACTTTACCTATGAAGTCTGGATATAATAATGGAGAAACTTTGTTATCTCTATACTTACCTACAACTTTAAACGGCATCTGTGTGATGTCAACCACAACAAAGGCAGAGTAATCTCCACCTATACCTCTAGCGGTATCTGCCGATATCACATAATATTTATCCTCTTTAGGTTCTTCATATATATCTAGTCCATCCTTCTCGTATACTGGGTCAACCGATGACATATTAGCAAGGGACTTACCACTAATCAAAGTGTTCGTTGACCCCAAGAAGTCACATAATACCTCTTGGTTGAACTTCACTTCACCTAACAAATCAAATTGTTCTTGCGTCCATTTGTCATCGCGGCCTGGGATTTCAGTATGTGGTATAAACATATTGTCAAATCCATTGGTGCCTTTCTCTGCTTCATTCCAGAACTTCCAGAAATGATTATATCCAAGTGGTGTAGATGTCAATAGAATCTTCGTGGTCTCACCAGCAGAGATAGTAGGATATACAGATGCAAAAAACTCATCTGCTATATTGTTTGGTATGATAGCTGCCTCATCTATGTACAACCAGTTAACAGATTTACCACGAATACCAGATGTGGTGGTTGCAGATGTGAACACGCGAGAACCATTCTCTAGGTCTACATCACCCTTGTTCCATGTCTTGACTCCCTGTTGCATCCAGATAGGAAGATTTTCGTACATAGTTTGGTATCTTGATAATACTTCCCTAGCAGCAGAGGTCTTGTTTGCCATAATAGCAACATTCTTATCATCATTAAATATAGTATAGTGTAGTATACATGCGGCTGCCGTTACTGTCTTACCTTGCTGTCTACCTTCCATTAGAATAGTCTTTCGATTATTCATAATGAATTCAACCTTTTTCTTTTGACAGTCATATAACTTAAAGGGTTGTAGACCTTCGTCCAAGGTTACTATTCTACAATAGTTTTCTATAAAATAAACCGTATCTTGTTCACACTTAGCAAACTCCGATAACTGGTCTTTAGTAAACCCATGTTCATAACCAATTGGTTTTAGGTTGGGATTACCGTGATATGATAATTCATTCCCAGCCATTTACTTCTCCATGTGATTGTTGTTTAATGTAATGAAAAAAGTCTGGTTCCTCTATGTTTGGTAATTCGGGTATGTCTTCTGTCTCTAATATCATTTCAAAACATCTTCGGTGATTGTGTTCTCTCGCTAACTCTGTACCCTTTATTAGTTCTTTTAAAGGATACTGTAATAAATTTTTAAATTGTTTATAGAACTCTTTAAATCTTTCCCCTTCGTCCTGTATATCATCAAACTGATAGTCTATAAACCCTTCATATAACATGAACCCCATTGATTTGAGTTCGTTATACATTCCTTGTCCACCAAACCCCATACATAATTTTCTATGTAAAAGAGGTTTAAAGGTTTTTTCAGTAAACCTAACATGACTAGTCCTAGTCTCAACAAACAAATCTATAAGTATCTTGTCATAAAATTCTGCTGGACTTTGTGTTACTGCCCATCCACCTTTCTTATGTAAAGGATGAGCTTGGTAAGAAAAATCCCAATTCGTTGACCAATCTAACATAAACTTCCTTTGAATATCAGTATATACTCCTTGACGCAAGTTAGAACAATAGTCATTGATTAAGTTATCCTTTTCTAATGACTCCCACAACTTTTGTCTATACGGTCTCATAGAATGATTTAAACAACAAAAGTATGTGTCCTCACTACCAGAGTAGTTTTTTATATTGGTTCTTTTTAATTCGTCATCCCAATATGAACCATGTCCAATTACTTGCCACAAAAAATATAATCCATATGGTTTATGCACGGCATTTCTTGGTAATAATTTACTAGAGTCTATGTATGAACTATCGATAACAGTAAAACTTAAAGAAGGGAACTCCGAAAACAAATCTAACTTTATCAATTCTTTCTTAGGTAAGAAGGGATTTAATATCTCTTCTTTTAAATTATGAACCACTAACCTATTTATCTTGTTTTCAGATAGGTGTTCTTCTAACTTGGGAACGGTAAGAGCTTTCCTAAAATGTTCCATTAACCAGTATTCAGCTGGATTCTGGGTCAACTGAGTCATGGTCTATAATTTTTTCATTTTCATTTTTCAATGCTTTTAACATATCGGAAGTTGTACCAGTAAACACTAAGTTGTTAGTTGTTTTACTAATAGTCTTAGGTGCATCTGAATTCTTTTCGATTCGATGTTTCTTCTCTTGGACTTCCATCATGTCTTTTGCTTGTTCACCCATAGTCTTGATGATTTGTCCAGCAACTTCATAGGCACGAGGGTTGTCACTATTGGTAGCGACATGCAAGATACCTTGAGCGGCTTCTTCTGCGTACTCAGCAGAGCGTTTCAAAAGGTTTCTTGCTTCCTCAAAGTCCTTGTCTAGTTTTTCGTCTTCTTTATCGGGCACAGCGATAGCCCCACCTTTTTTTTCAGCAATTTCTGTAGTTACGGTGTTGAATGTTTTATCGAGTGCATCAAATACTTTATTTTTTGGCATAGTTATACATAAGTTTGGTCAAACTCCTCCACGAACCTATATGGGTCATCCTTATAGGGGTCTGCATTATAATTAGGTGGTTCCTCAAATGTCACAGTAGGTGCTTCTGAATAACCACTCCCAGCATCATCTATAACAATACTAGTAACCACTCCATCTGTTAGTTCCGCGTGAGCTCTTGCGTTACCAGTAAGAGTAATATTGGGTGGACTAGTATATCCTGCTCCACCATATGTTATAGTAAATCCTGTGACCGAACCGCTACCTATTGTAGCAGTTGCGGTTGGTAGTGTTGTTCCTACTGACATTGTTTGCGTTACTTTAGGGCCACCAAAGTCAGAATTTTCATATGTTTCTGCTATTGCCTTTTTGATAAACGACTGATTACTTACAAATCCATAATAATTTAATTTCATGGTAAAGTTAAGTGTCCAGTTGATACTTTGTCTATCTGCAAATGAACCCTCAAATGTATCTTCGTAACTAACACTATCCAAAGTTATTTTTATATCTCTTTTAATACCCAACTCAGGCAAATCATTTATTGTCACATTAAAGTCTGGGTTGAAGTATGGGAAAATCTGTTCTACTATCTGCAATGCGTCCTCTTGGTTTTTTGCAAATACATATAAAGACATGTTCATATCATATGGAGTAGATACAAAACTTGTTCTATACGAATTTGTTTCCGCACCAGAAGTAGTTATATTCTTTTGTACAGGCGAAACCTTTCTTGATGGGTCATACTGGAACCCAACTATTTCAAACCCCATGCGTGGCAAACTAAGTGCCACCTCTCCACGCGATTCAGTAGTTGGTATTGCTTCAATCCTAGTCAAGAACTTTTGTTTTGTGGAATAAGATAGAGGAACCCGAATTACCTGTTCTGTGACATTACTAGCATTTACCCTTTTGATTTGAATACTATTAAAGATAGTACCAAATGCAATTATGGCTTTGCGTGTGTGTTGATTGTAAAATTGTTTATTCTTAAACATTATATCTCACCAAATGGGTTCTTCTCTGTAAAGTCTAATATATTAGATGCGGTCTGCCATGAATCAAAGTCCTCATTGTCAACCCCAACATTTCCTCTACTGGTTTGGAAACTCTCTAGTATTAAAGTAGATTGGTCTTCTAGTCTCAACAAGTCGCCATTCTCCAACTGGAACTGGAACTGTAGGATGTCAAGACTTTGTAAGTCTTCTATTCCATCGATATCAGTATCACCAGTATCAAGTCTTTCTGAACTGTACTCAAAGAGTTCGCATTGAAGTCTGAATGTGTAAATCTTTCCTAACTGATAGAATGGATTTTGAAACTCTACTAGTTTAATTTCAAACAAAGATTTTGTTTTCGGGAAGTATAACAAGTCCCCTTCAGCGGGTCTTGCCGTCAACTGGAATGTTCCACCAGCATCTTCCTCTCTATCTACCATCTGTTCCCACCTTCTTTTAGAAAGAACAAATGTTGCTTGGTCTCTAATTTCTATTCCAAACCTAGTAAATAAGTCACCTTCGCCTTCATATCCCTCTACATTTTCCATGTACATTTCAAGAGGATATTGTTGTGTGAATTTAGACAACTCATCTTCATCAAAAATAGTATCTCTGTTTACCAAAGTCCTAGGCATATAATGAACATCGTGTCCATATATCTTCAGGCTTTCAATAACTAAGTCTTCTACTAATCTTTGTTCGTTAGCAGTTCCACTTGTATTGCCAGATTGGAAGTAAACATTAGTCGCCATTTATTTACCCTGTCATCATCATTGGGGGTAATTCATATTTCATCTGCATTTCATCTTCTATGACTTGCACTTCTTGAACTGCTTCACCATATATTTGGTCACCATTAAGTGTTACACCGCCTGGCAACGCGATTCCCCCGAACTTTTTCATGTTCTCTCCCCATTGTCTTTTGATAAGAGCAGTAGCATATCTTTTCAAGAACATATCATCATAAACCTCTGTGAATGTATCGGGGTCTATTATAGCATATGCTTCTGCGACAATATAATGGTCTATATCAAAAGTTGCATCCATGTCTGTATCTAGATACATTCTGTTTGTCTTTCTATTGAACCTAATTGCCCTTTCATTACTGAATATACTTTCCAGTACATTCATGTGTGTCTTGACCATTGAATAATATGTTA